GAGTATTAAGACTATCTCCAGCGAGTTCGGATTATGGTGGTATTGTAACAAATGGTACACAAACATTCGCCGGGGCAAAAACATTTAATAGTAATATAACGGTAAAAGGAGTTACTTTCGGTTAATAATTCTTTGTTAGTCTTAGTTACTACTTCAACTTCTACTACTTCAATTTTGTTTACTTTAGTTTTCATATTATTTAATTTAGATTGTTATTACTTAGTTACACTTATATTATCATTTACTTCTCGTATTCTCATTGTAAGTATCTTTTCTTTATAAAGTATTTGTTTGTTACTTACATTTATATTATCAAAAACCATTCGTGTCGGTCTTGTAGGTGTTTGCTATACACGCTCCGCGTGCTGCGCACAGCTCCGCCTGTTCATTCCATCTAGTGGAGTAGTATCTTATACATATATATTATCATCATCACCTCGTACTCGTGTTGTATGCGGTTGACCGGACCAGACATGATGCAGCGCGATGAGGTTCAGGCAACGCCGTGTCTAACACAACGTGCATCGCTGTATAATATACCAGCTACAATCGTATCATCCGATCCATATCGTATACTATGTTGTACGCACCGCAATAGCCTAACCATTACACCGGAACCAGGGAAAAGGCAAATCATTTTACGTAAACCAAATAAAACACCGGGGGGTGGGTCAAAACCAAATCGTTTTCCTTTACGCCGCCGGCTTCCAAAAATAGTGTATAACACCAAAGTTATATATTTGTAATACAATTTTATCCAAGCACCTTGTTATAATAAGTATACGTCAGTTCATTATAATTTATACACGAGAAAGGTGACATTAGGTAGTTATATATAAAAGTAGTAGGCTAACGTCACACTGTAAGATCTCTCTACGATGCGTGATTGTATAAACTATAATAATACGAATGATATGGCATTTCAGTTAAGAACACAATCCCCTTTGCAGAAGCAGAAATTATCACCTAAGGCGGCTAAAGCAAAAGCTGAAAGGGATTTGGCATATGCTAAGACGGATGACCGAAGAATTAAAAAAGCACATTCACAAAGAATGCATCGTAAAGACCCTTGTGGTAATGGTAAGGATTATGACCATGAAGATGGTAGATTTGAATCTGTTAAACAGAATAGGGGCAATGAAGGTGAGGGCACAAAGAAAGAAAGCGGTAAGAACTATAAAAGAAGTTAGTATGGACATAAAAGGTATCGGCCCTCAGGGTCTAGGAACAAGTAGGAACAATGGATATACTATTGGAGAAGGCAGTAAAAGCCCGTTGAATAAAACAGTAAAGGATAGTTGCTATAAAAAGGTTAAAGCGTCTTATGATGTATTCCCTTCGGCTTATGCTAGTGGCGCTATTGCGAAGTGTAGAAAAGCTAAATCAAAGTAATGATACGGAAGACTGAAAAAGGGGCATCGTTAAAAAGATGGTTCCAAGAGAAGTGGACAGATGAGAAAGGTAATGTATGTGGTTCACCAGATAATAAAGGAGTGAAAGCTTGTAGACCTTCTGTGAGGGTTAGTAAAGATTCTCCTAAGCCTTGGTGTCAAATGACGCAGGGTGAAAAAACAAAAGTAGTATCAGCAAAGAAAAAAGTTGGTATGGGTGCTAGAAGATCTAGCAAAAGTAATGTTTCTTAAATAACTAAATAAAAATAAAACAATGGCAATAATTCCAGCAGAAGAGAAAGTCTTCATGGTTAGTAATAGTACTAACACAACATATTCAGGTAGCGCTGCCTTAAAAGCGATGCAACAATGGTACACGATGCAAGATGTTATAGATTCAGTGCCGGCGGGGGCAGCAGGTTTTAATATAACATTACCTCAAGTAACGGATCCGAGTTTGTTTTATACTAATAATATAAATGGCGCAACTTTTACTAACTTTAATCAAATACCAAACTATATGTATGCGACTCCGTTTATACCAGCAAATGATTTAACGGTATCTAAATTATCCATTCAAGTAACTATAGTTGCGGCAGGTTCTTTTTCTAGAATACTTGTTTATGCAGATGTTAATGGTAGACCAAGTGGCGTATTAATAGAATCAGTATTTCTTGATTGTTCAACACTTGGTACAAAAACATATAACGTTGCCTACACTTTTGATGCGGGTACAACGTATTGGTTGGTGGTGCAATCAAGTTCAAATCAAACACTAAGATCTATACCGTCTACTGGATTGATGCCTTTAGGCGTTACGTCTGCCGGAGGATCTCCGTTTACTACTCTTTCTGGCGGGTCATATGTATTTGGCGACGAACCGCCTGTAACGCCAATTTTAAGTTTAACTGCTGCTAGTGCAATGCCAATAATCTCAATGCAATAATAACTATAACAATAAAAATATGAAAACACAAGTAAGAAACGAAGTATATGATGATTCTGGTTTAATTGAAGTATTCTTTACGGAAGAAGATATTAAAACAGATGAAGAACTATTAGCTGAAAAAGAAGCTGAATTATTAAAGGTTTACGAAGAAATACAACAAATAAAAAATAAATAAGATGATGACAATTCCAGGAACAGATAAGTTTTTTGCACATAGTAAAGACGTGAATACAACAATTAGTGGGCCAGAATCCGCTTTAGAAGAAAGCCATTGGTATACGATAGACGATCTATCTAATACAGTTCGTCCTTATCAAGTATTCACTGCTTTATTAACACAGAGTGGTGGGTATGATGCTTTAGAATATTGTTCAGATGACCCACAACCGTTAATAATAGGTGTAACTTATCAAATTTCAGTTAATGATGGCACGGGAGATTTTACTAATGTGGGTGCTTTAAATAATAATGTAGGAACTTATTTTATTGCGACTGGAACAACTCCGAATAGTTGGGGAACACCTGGAGACGTTTGTTTAAGTTTTAATAATGGAGCTCCAGTAGTAAATGTACTAGAGAACACTATTGGGAATGTGTGGTTTACTTATACGAATATTGGCAACTATGAAATTGAATCAAATGCTTTATTTACAGAAAATAAAACTATACTATTTGCTTCTAGTATGAATAATGGAAATGATGTAAATAACCATACAGCTACATTATACATATACGCCCCTAATAAATTAATATTTAATTCGTGGGGAAATACTGGAGATAATTACGCAGAATTAGACAATACCATACCTCTACCAATAGAAATAAGAGTTTATAACTAATGAAAGCCAAATGTACTTGCGGTAGATGTGCTAGTTGCAAATCACCACTAATGAAAACGGCTGCTTGGACGCGTAAAGAAGGTAAAGACCCTAAAGGGGGTCTCAACGCTAAAGGTGTTGCAAGTTATAGAAAAGAAAACCCAGGTAGTAAACTGCAAACAGCGGTAACTAAAAAACCATCGGAATTAAAACCTGGTAGTAAAGATGCTAACCGTAGAAAATCTTTCTGCGCTAGAATGTCTGGTATGCCCGGACCAATGAAAAAACCAAACGGAGATCCAACTAGAAAAAAGTTAGCTCTTGATAAATGGAACTGTTAATAAATAAAAAGATATGGCAACAATTATAAGTTACCCAACCGCCACTGATGTTACATTAAGTGATCGGTTATTAGGTACACAATTCGATGGAGAGCTAGGTACCAGTGTTACAAAGAACTTTAGTGTAAGTAGTATTATAGGCTTAATACCTGATGGACCAACAGGACCTACGGGAGCAACTGGACCTGCCGGACCTGAAGGATTATCCGGGGTCCAAGGGGTACCTGGGCAACAAGGTGTACCTGGACCAGTCGGACCTGCTGGATTAAACTGGCAAGGTGCTTGGCTAGGCGGATCTCCTTATGTTATAGATGACGCAGTAGGAGATGCTGGTGCATCTTGGTTCTGTATATCGCCAACTTCTGGCACAACACCCCCAGGGGGAGACCCAACTCACTGGGGTTTATTAGCTTCTCAAGGAGCAGTAGGTATACAAGGTCCAGCTGGAGCAACGGGGACTACGGGAGCAACGGGTCCTCAGGGTCCAACAGGACCTACCGGAGAACCTGGTCCGCAAGGTATACCAGGCGCGACCGGAAGTAGCGGTGTTACTATTAGCACAATCAATGCTTTGGCATCAACTAACGGAGCAACAATTACCGGGGGAGTATTAAGACTATCTCCAGCGAGTTCGGATTATGGTGGTATTGTAACAAATGGTACACAAACATTCGCCGGGGCAAAAACATTTAATAGTAATATAACGGTAAAAGGAGTTACTTTCGGAGGAAATAGCGGACAAGTGCTTGTAGGTAATAGCGCATTATTTAATTCTTCAGCATCGACTAATACAGCAGTTGGATTTGCAGCAATGTATAGTGCAACAACAGCGCAGTTTAATGCGGCTTTGGGGTATCAGGCAATGGCAAATATCACCACCGGCAATGATAATATTGCTATAGGCCAACAAACACTCTACAGTTTATTAACAGGTGACTTTAATGTTGGTATAGGGCGTCAAGCTGGTATAAGCATAACCTTAGGGGCTAGCAATACGGTTATAGGTAGTAATTCAGGAGGAATTATAGATACAGGTACTAATAACGTGCATGTTGGAGCAAATACAAGTGCCTCTAGTTCTTCTTCAACCAATGAAATTGTTATTGGGTATAATACAACTGGAATAGGCTCTAATACGGTTACACTTGGTAATGCAAGTATTGTATATACTAAATTAAGAGGTACAATAAATATGTCGGGATTGCCACTATCCCCAGCTGGTTTATTAGCAGGTGATTTATATAGAGATGGCAATTTTGTAAAAATAGTATAATAAAAAAAATATATGGCTATAATTTATAGTTACCCGGAAACAACGCAAATCCTATTAACGGATATGTTGATTGGTACATCTACTATAAGAGTAGCTGGTAAGAAAAAGAATTTAACTAAGAATTTCACTATTGAGACATTGGGAGGATTTATCCACGATAACTTCCCAACTCAATGGGGTGAGATTACGGGCATATTAAGTAACCAAACAGATTTACAAGCAGCATTAGATAGTAAACAGAGCAATATAACTTTGACTACTATTGGCACATCAGGACCATCAACTTTTATAGACAGTATATTAAATATACCTAATTACACAGTGGTAGTTCCTACAAAAACATCGGATTTAATAAATGATGGGGAGGATGGTATTCATCCGTTTATAACCGCAGAAGATATTCCGCCATCTGCAAGTACATTAAACGATGTATTAACAAATGGAAATACATCTCTACTAGACGCTAAAGTTGGTGAGTTATATTTGTATGATACATCCGAGTCTCAATATGGTAAAATACAATTATCTGATTCAGAATACAACCTTTATAATTCTTCAGGAAGTATAATAAGCACGCTTAGTAATGTTGGTGCAATATTTCGTACAAATGCATATTATGGGTTTTTAAACATTCCTGGAACAATAACAGCAAATAGAACCTATGAGTTTCCAAATGCTTCAGGTACTATTGCTTTAACAAGTGATTTAACTCCGTATTTATTAAGTACAACCGCGGCTTCTACATATTATCCAATACCTACAGGTACAATAAGTCAATATATAAGAGGAGATGGTACTTTTGCTACATTCCCAGGTTTAACGGGTTATGTTCCTTACACGGGAGCAACTAGCGATGTTGACTTAGGTTTATTTGATATTACCGCGAGTCACTTAATAAAAGACGGAGGAGTAAGTACTCAGTTTTTAAAAGCAGATGGTTCAGTAGATAATAATATTTACTTAACGTCCGATGATTTGCCGTCAACATTAGATTTATTTGCAACTACATACGCTTCAGATATTCCTGGATATAGTGTTTTAGTTAGAAATATTACAGACTCTAGATTTAACACTATTGCAGTTGATGTTTCAACAGGTGTTATTACTACAACGGCTCAACTAGTTGGCTCTTTAATTTCTGATGCAAATACAATATCAGGTAATCCCGGAATATTTGATATAACTACAATAGGGAATATTTCACGAACTTCAGGAACAGGTCAAGCTGAGTTCTTTTTTAGAGTTTATAAAAGAGATAACTTGGGAATTGAGACATTTATTACAGAGTCATCAAAAACATTACCAGTTACAAACGGAGGTTATGTTGAATTTAGCGCCGCTGCTTTGTGGAATGACGGTGTATTTTTAAATACCGATAGAATAGTGTTAAAGTACTATGCAGATAGATTAACCTCTCCTGTGGGTTCAAATCCAACTTATAAATTTCAATTTGGCGGAATTAGTCCCGTAAGAAGCACAGCGGCTGTGCCTGTAGCAGTATTACCAAATATATACCTATCAGATTTAGCTGATGTTGAGGATATACCTGCTTTAAATAATGAAATATTATATTGGAATGATACCGCAAGTTTGTGGGAACATAGTTCTGTTATTGGTTTATTGTCTCCTGCGAGTTCAACTATTAATGGATATTTATCTTCTACAGATTGGACAACATTTAACACTAAGCAAAATGCGTTAACCAATCCAATTACAGGAACAGGAACGACTAATTATTTACCTAAGTTTACAGGAACGAGTGCTTTGGGTAATAGCTTAATATCGGAATCTACAAATTTAATAAATATTAATTCGGCATCGGTATTATTAGATAATAATAGATTTTTAAAAGGAAAATTTGTTGACGGAACTGTTAAGGATATTATAGGAATAGACGTTGCAAATGAAATTGTTATAGGTAACGTAAGCGCACTCCATTTTACAAACATACCTAATATTTATATTGACGGAACTGCTGTTCCTACTTTTAACCTTTCAAATTCCGCAGGCGCGCTTGGTCAATTAATTTTAGAATCAGGAGCAACGGGTAATATAAATATAAGAGGTAATGGCGGAACAAGATTAATTACACTATCTCAAAATGGTCAAATGGCTGTGTCAAAAGGGACTGTTTCGTTATTAGCACAGCAAACAATATATCCTTATGCCACTACTATAAAAGGTCAAGTTATAAAAGGATTTACAGGTCAAACTGCAAATCTTCAAGAATGGCAGGATAGTATAGGGACAGTTCTTGCTGCGGTTACTGCTTCAGGCAACGTAGGAATAGGAACAACTGCTCCACTTAGTAAATTAGATGTAAACGGAACAGGTAGATTTATAGGTGCATTAAGTTTAAATGGAGCAAATGAAGGATTGTTAATTTATCAAAATGGAGGTTCAGCATCATTAGCTACATATTTATCTAATACCGATAAAGCTCAACTTGCTTTTAAATATGCACAAAACTTTCCTGCATCAAATAATTATACAAGAGTTTTAGATATTGTTTCAACAGGAGATGCTACAGGCGGAGGAGCTATAAGATTAATGACCGCGGTAAACAATTCCGCCCCAACTGCTACAATGTATTTATCCCCTCAAGGCAACGTAGGAATAGGAACAAATGCTCCGTCATTTAAAGTTCAAGTTGAAACAAGTGTTAACGGGGGGGATGGTATTTATGCAAGAAATACAAACACAGGAGCTTCAGCTTTTGGAATTGTCACAGCAAGTTCTATGGTGGGCAATTTAGAGTTAAAAGCATATTCAGCTGCACACTCAGCTTGGCCAAATACTTCAATGTTGCAATCCGGAAGTGGATTTACAGGGGGTTTAGTATTACAACAAGGAGGAGCAAATCCTATTTCATTTTGGACAAATTCAAATGAAAGAATGCGTATTACCTCAACGGGCAGTGTAGGAATTGGAACAACTGCTCCTGTAGCAAGTGCAAAAGTTCAAATTGATTCAACAACTCAAGGTTTTTTACCTCCGAGAATGACAAATGCACAAAGAATAGCAATAGCAACTCCTGCAGTTGGTTTATGTGTTTATTGCACAGACGTAGTTGAAGGATTATATATAAACAAATCCACAGGGTGGACATACATAGGATAACAAATAAATAAATAAATATGGAAACTAAATACGAATGGATTATTAGCGCATTAGATTGCAGAGTAAAAGAAGGCAGTCTTGAAAATGTGGTAAATGTTGTGCATTGGAGGTTAAACGCTTTTAATGATAAATATACTGCTGAAACATATTCAGCAACGGGTATGCCAACCCCAAGCGGAACAGATTTTACTTTATATGCTGATTTAACCAAAGAACAAGTCGTTGGATGGGTTGAAACGGTTTTAAGTGTAATTCCTGAACCAATAGATGGCGAACCACAAATATCACAATTAGAACAAATAAAAATAGGGCTTAATGAGAATTTACTTTTACAAGCACACCCTGTAGAAATAACGCCTCCATTACCTTTTGCAAATTAAGATGAGTACAAAAGAAAAAATAGATTTATATCTAAACAAATGGGTTAGTAGAAAACTAATCGTATTTGTAACTGGATCCGTTGGTTTATTTTTAGGTACATTAGATTCTAGTGATTGGGTTATAATTGCAACAGCATACATAACAATAGAAGGAGTTACAAATATAGTAGAACGATTAATGAAAGCCAAAATTATAAAAAATGAAATTACATCTTAAAAGATTGCACAAAACAGAATTCTCTACTATAGGAGAACTTACCGTTGATGGATTATTCCAATGTTATACATTAGAAGACAAAGAGCGTGAAATAAAGATCAAAGCCGAAACCGCTATCCCCAAAGGTACATATAAAGTAATTATAACATTATCCGCAAGATTCAAAACGTTATTGCCTTTAATAGTAGATGTACCAGGATTTGAAGGTATACGCATTCATCCAGGTAATACTAATCATGACACAGAAGGTTGTATATTGGTTGGTAAAACTAGAGGTGTGGATTTTGTTGGTAAATCAAGAAAAGCATTTGCGGCATTGCTCGCGAAAATGAAATTAGCAAAAGAAATAACTATAACAATATCATAATGAAAAAACTTACTTTAATCTTATTCTTATTCTTAATATCTTGTGGCGCACGTAAAGTTGCAGTTACAAATGTAGATATTAAAAAAGACAGTGTATCAATTGCGATAGCTGATACAACTATAAAATCTATTATAGATATAAAAGATAGTACCAATGTAAAAACAAATATAGAGGAAGATGAAATCACTATAACACCAATTGACACATCGAAAGAAATAGTCTATAATGGGAAGCATATAAAAAACGCTGTTTTAAAGATCAAAAAAGTTAAAACCAATAGTTTATACGTTAATGTAAATAAAGCGTCTAAAAATGATTCTATTGCGATTAAAACAAGTAATACAGTATCTGTTAAAGATGTTAAAAAAGAAAATACAAAACAAGTTGATAAAAAAGAACCTATAGTAGGCAATATTATATTCTTTTCTTCAATACTATTTTTATTAGTTGTATTAGCGTTGGTTGCTAGAAAAATGTATAAGACGTATATTGGGTAGTTAAAGTCCAAAATTTTACGTAATAATACAAATATTAAATTAAATCAAATCAAATTAAAATGGCAGATGCAATAGTAAAGAACCTCAGTTTCGGTGATGAAGCTAGGGATAAAGTATTTGAAGGTATCACAAAACTAACAAGAGCAGTTAGTTCAACACTTGGGGCTGGTGGAAAATGTGTGATGCTAGAAGATAACCAAGGTAGACCAGTTATTACAAAAGATGGGGTTACAGTAGCAGACAGTATTGTCTTATTGGATCCAGTTGAAAATATGGGCGCAAGACTTTTAAAAGAAGCAGCCCGCAAGACTGTTAAGGAAGCCGGTGATGGTACGACAACCGCAACAGTGTTAGCACACGCAATCTTAGATGAAGCTTATAAAGTACAATCTAAAACAAACGCGAGAGATTTAAAGAATGGTATTGAATCAATGATGAATGAAGTAATCACTTACTTAGAATCAACTGCGGTACCGGTTACAGGGGATATGATAAATCATATTGCGACTATCTCCACCAATAATGATCCAGTATTAGGTAAAATTATTGGGGATGCATTCAGAGCAGTTGGAGAAACAGGAATCGTAATGATGGAGTCTTCTGCAAATGCTGAAACAGAGATAGAAATTATCGATGGTGTTCAATACGATAAAGGTCTAGTTAATTCACATTTTATAACTAATCCAAACAAAAGATCAGCAGAGTTAGATAATCCTGCAGTTTTAATTATTGAATCACCGGTTGAAACTATTAGACAAATACAATCAGTACTTGAACACGTAATAAAAACAAACAAATCTTTATTGATTATTGCTGACATAGAAACAAATGTTTTATCGGCATTAGCAATGAATAAGGTTAAAGGAAATATAAAAGTTAATGTTATCAATGCGCCAACATATGGTGTTAACAAAAAAGATACATTAGCAGATCTTGCTTTATTAACTGGAGCAACAATTATAAACGAAGACTTAGGCGATGATATGGATTTAATCCAACCAGAACACTTAGGTAGTTGTTTAAAAAGCGTTACAGATGATTCTGAAACAATAATTCAAGTTGGTGAAACAACAGAAGAAGTACAAATTTTAATTGATGAATTAAAAACACAATTAGAAGCAAAACTTAATCCTGCTGAAGTAATCAGATTAGAAAAAAGACTTGCTAGGTTATCTGCTAAAGTTGCAGTTGTAAAAGTAGGCGCTGGATCTGATATTGAATTAAAAGAAAAAGCAGACAGAGTTGAAGATGCCATTTGCGCAACAAAAGCCGCTATTAAAGAAGGTATTGTACCAGGTGGAGGGATTGCATTGTTAGATGCTTCTGAAAGTAACCCTTCTTTAAACATTGGACAAGAAGTATTATTAAAAGCTATTAAAGCACCTTATGATACTATATTAAAAAACGCTGGTATCGAGATAGAACATTTAAGTAGAGCTCCAGGATATGGCTTAAACGTAGTTACAAATGAATATGTAAATATGATTGAAGCCGGAATTATTGATCCTCTATTAGTTACTAAATCAGCATTAAGAAACGCGGTATCTGTTGCTGTTACAATATTGTCAACCGATTGTATAATCAATAATTTGAGAGTCAATGAAGGCAATAGGTAATAACATTATAATCTTACCAAAGAAGGTTGGATTATCAAAAACAGAAAACGGATTACTTCTAAAAGAAAAAGATAAAGAAAACATACGTTACAAAGAAGCTATTGTGGTTTCAGTAAGTGCCGATGTAAAAGGGATAAAGGAAGCTGATGTTATTTATTACGATAAGAGTGCAGGTCACGGTATCGATTTTGAAGGACACAGTTACCAAGTTATAAAATTACAGGACGTTGTAATTGTTTTATGAGAAAGTTAGAGGCAAGAGATATTAAAGATCTTGGTTTATTAAAACATTATCGATTAATACGCAGATGGGCTTGTAGGAATAATAATTTAACCGACGCAGATTTAGAGTTACTAATATATTTTGATTGCATGGAATTTTTTACCAAGCAAGATTATAAGATTGGTACATATGCTTACAGTTGGGACAATAAACGCTGGAACAATTTGTTAAAAGAAGGGTGGATAGTAGTATGGCGGAATAGAAACCATACAACCCAAAAGTACAACATATATAAAGTTTCATTTAAGTGTAAACAACTAATAAGTAGAATGTATCGTATAATGCTTGGAGATGAAGATGTGCCAACAAGTAATCATAGGAATACTATTATGCGCGGAAAAACATACACAGACAAAGTTTTGCAAGTAGCAATTAATCACGTAAATAAAGATAAAACAAGATGAGAAATATTCAAGGACAAAGTAATGTAATGCCAGGACAAACGGTTCAGCCAGCTGTTCCTCAAGCAATTGCACCCGCTACGGATCAAGCGATTAAACCCGCTGCTCCAACTGCAATCAATCCGGGGGTAAAACAATCAGGAGCTCCTGTTACTTTTTCGCCTCAATCACAAAATAATATGACGGGTATGTTTGGTACACCAGTTGCTAATTCGTATGATAGATCAATGGTAGGTAGCGGATTTGCTCCACCAACACCAACAGTTGCACCAATCGTGCCAACAGATAATTTGTATAACTTATAAATAATAAACAATGAATATCAAAGCAAAAAAACACCCTCTTCATCCTTTTGATAAAGAAGCTGCGTTAAGCGGGATAGGGGCAAATGCGATATGGGACGGTCCGTTAGACACAACGGCTTATCCAAAATCACCAGGCTATAGCGCTGGAAAAGATGGTATAAAACTACGATTTGATAATCCTACTTGTGAAGGTGGATCGATTATTCAAAGAGTAAAAGCTAGACAATAATGACTGGGACAGATCTTAAAATATACACATTAAATATAACGTCTTTATTTATAAGTATGACAGCAGTTGAACCAGCTCTAAAAATAATTCTATTGGTAGCATCGATTGGATATACTATTCAAAGATGGTGGATAATGAATAAAACAAAAGAAACCGAAAAATAAAACAAAATGAAAAAAATCGTAAAAAAAGAAGTAGTTAAAGGAGCAGCAAAAGGTGCTGTTAAAGGAGCAGTTAAAGGCGCGGTGAAAGGAGCAATGAAAGCTTCTCCGGCTAAAATGAAAAAATGTTAATATGAAACCAACCGGATTAGGAGGTATGATCGAAATAGTTACAACTGCCACTGGCATACGTAAAGCTGTAGATAAAATTTCTGAAGTTACAGGGGTTCCTTGTGGATGTCCAGAAAGAAAAGAAGCCCTAGATAATCCAAATCTATTAATAAACAAAATATTTTTCAAACAAGATGTTCAAACTAAATAACCCTCCGTATACCAACGATAATACACCAATATATAAAGTTGATATGGAAGGAGGGGTTTTAGGTCTCGCTAATAAGAACGGTAGTATTCTAATTAATAAAGAGATTACCAATCCAAAACAAATTGAAGAAACAATTGCTCACGAAAAAATCCACCTTGATCAAATGAGAAGAGGTGATTTAACATATACAGATAACGATGTTATTTGGAAAGGCAAAAAGTATTCTAGAGCAACTATGAAAGAAGGTTCTAATAAATTACCTTGGGAAGTAGAAGCTTATAAAAAGCAATAAAGACACGTAATAATAGTATTATATAAATCTAATACTATTTAATTATGAAAAAATTATTTACCGCTATTTTGTTTTTGATTACATTAACATCTAATGCACAGGTTTCTAAAAACAATCCTTTTATTGGACAATGGACTTCTAATGGTGATGCCACTGAAATGATTGTTAGAATAAATGATAATAAAAAATTAGAAGTATTAGACTTCAGTTCTGTATCAGGGACTGCTTTAGTTGTATTAGAGATTAAATTAACTAATACAAAATTAGTTATTAATACCGTATTTGAAGAAAATAATTGGTATACAAAAAGTGAATTTACATTAGTTGATAATAATACATTAAGATGTAAAATTACAGGTGATGGAGAAGATACGGTTACATATAAAAGAGTACACTAATATAAATAAACAACAACAAAAAAAATAAAACAAAATGAGCAATTTCAAAATGACTCCAGGTAGAGGTAACTTTAACAAAACAGGACATGGATTACCTTCTCCTCTTAGAATGGATGGAGATCCAATTACTGAGAAAACAGAAGTTGAAAAAACAAAAGCATTCTCTAAAAACCAAGCGGGTATGGCTAAAGCCGCATCTACTAATGCTAAAGCAATTGGTGATGTTCAAGGTATTACAATTAACGCTCCTACTGGAGAAGCTAAAGTAAAAGGTTATGAAAAATCTTTAAAATCAGGTGCTGAATTAGGTCTTAAAGATTCGCCTAAAGATATGTTTATTACGGATTCTGCTGGTAAAATTGTTAAGAGAGCTGAAGCAAGAAATCCTGAAGCGGTGGAAAAACTTAAAAAAGAATACGAAAAAAACAAAACATACACAGAAACTGCTAGAAGTAAAAATGCTAATTACTATAATGTAACTAGTGGAGCTAAAAAAGACTTAACCCCTGCTGATAAAGCCGCGTTAGTTAAATCTGGTAAAGCAGTTGTAACAAAAAACTAAGACAATAAATTATGGGACAATACGGTAATCAGCCAGATTTTGGAACAAGAGCGGAGATGATAATACCACAGGGTGTACCTGGGGACGGGGTTGGTAAATTAAATTCCGCTGCATTATATATAGGAACAGGAGGCACTTTAGTTTGTGGTGTTGTTGGTGGAAATAAAAACAGTGTTAATAATTTATTTACAACATTTGAAAATATACCTAATGGCACATTTTTTCCTGTCATTGTTGATTATGTATTTATTAATGACGACGAAGCATTGGGAGGTATTACAACCTGTTCTGATATAGTAGCGCTTTACTAATGGGTTGGGGTAATGGTATAGGAATTGGTTGGCCTAATGCGAGCGCTGGAGCGATACCTGAACCAAACGTTTCTTTATTGGTTAGGCCTAATCCTTTATTTAATATAGCACCATATACCGGAGCTGGTGACGGAGACTTTACCATCGAGTGGTTCCAGAAGATGACTACTGATTCTAGTAATTCAAGTACATTTGATTTTGGCAACAACGCACATGCAGTAAATATTGAGGGAGGTAACTTTAATTACTTTATTAACGGAGCTATAGTAAAGTCATTCGACATATCTAGTCTTTCGTACATTGGAACATGGGTTACGTTCTGTGTAATGAGAAGGAATGGATTTATTTATTTTTTCATGAATGGAATTAATATATCTGATGCTTTTGATTTTTCATATGCAATAACGGTAACAGGCTTACCATTATATATAGGATCAAATGGCGACAGTCATTTATTCAATGGACGAATGAGTAACTTTAGATTTACAAATGGAGAAGCCCGTTATGATTTAACAGGATACACTCCAGAAACATCTCCTCTTAATAATACTGGCAATACTGTTTTATTATTACTACAAGGAGATTCGTTAGCATTAGAGCTAACTGATAATGCAATTAACAATGTGGTAGTAAACGGAACGGGTATATACAACGGAGCTAATCCATTCACAGGTTACCTAGGAAGTATTCAGTTTGGTACGGTAGGATAAAAAATAAAATAAAATAATAATTAACAATTAAATTAAATCAAATGCAAACAGTAAAACAAATTACACAGGAACAATTAGAAAGAGTAGTAGCTGGCCAAAAAGATCTAAACGCAATATTAACAAATATTGGGGTATTAGAATCTCAGAAACATAGTTATTTACACCAATTAGCAGATGTAAACAAATCAATTGAAGAGTTTAAAATGGAATTGGAAAAAGAATATGGCGCTATCAATATTAATTTAGAGGATGGATCATATACTGAAATTGTAACACCTACAGAAGCGTAATGAGTTCTGTAATTCGTAAGATAAGTATTGGAGCAGATTATAAGAACGATGCCATGCATTATTCTATTGGTCAAAATGTTTATGGCGGACATGAAATCTCTCATATCTTATTGGAAGAAGAAGACAACTCATATAATATCTATATTAAGAAAGAAAACGAAGTAATGCCATGGAAGAAGTTCAATTCTAACATGGCAATTTCGGTTGAATACGACTTAGAATATTAATATGCGCAGCGTGTTTGACTTCATAGTTAAACCAGTAGGGTCTAGGTATGACAATAGTATTAAAGTTGATGATAAAGAATTAATTTTAAATACTAAGATAGAAAGTTTTAAGTCTGTTAACAATATTGCAGAAGTGGTAGCAATACCATTAGCATATAAAACAGATATTAAAGTAGGCGATACGGTTGTAATACATCACAATGTATTCAGGCGTTTTTACGATATGAAAGGCAAGCAAAAGAATAGTAGATCTTATTTTAGAGAAGATTTATATTTTGTTGACCCTGACCAAATTTACTTATACAAAACCGATACAGAATGGAAATCATTTGGAGATCGTTGTTTTGTAAAGCCATTAAAGAACATAGACTATTTAAAGCTAGATAAGGAACAAAGGCTTATTGGTATATTAAAATACGGAAATGATTCTTTAAAAGCGCTTAAAATCAATCCTGGAGACTTAGTGGGTTATACTCCTTTTGGAGAATATGAATTCATTATAGACAACCAGAGATTATATTGTATGAAATCTAATGATATTGTTATTAAATATGGATATAAAGGAGACGAAGAGGAATATCGTGGCCGCTGGGCATAAAGCAGTTCTTGAATTAATTAAAGTAGCTGAAGAAGCAATCTTAAATAATGAAGAGGATGATTTATCAGCAGATAAATTAAAGAATGCTGCGGCTACTAAAAAGTTAGCAATCTTTGATGCTTTTGAAATTCTTAATAGAATAGAAGAAGAAGAAAGAATGTTAGAAGAAGGAGATAAAGAATCAACGGTTAAACCTTTTAAAGGGTTTGCGGAAGGGAGATCTAGATAATGTACGAACAATCATTATATAGGATATTACCGGATCACGTCAAACCTAATATCATAAAGAAAACAAATCGTTATAACAACTGGAAGTATGGGTATAATAAAGACCATGATATGGTTGTTATTAGTAAAACTGGAAAGATTGGTGAGATATATGAAATCCAGAATTTAAAAATAGCATTACCGTTAATAGAGAATTCATATAAAAGAAAAGATAAAAAAGAGGAACAGTACTGGGAACAGTTAGAAGTCCCGAAGGAACTTGAAAAAATAAAGAATGTATTTGACTGGAATAAATACCCAGACACATTTAAAGAGAAATGGTATGATTATATTGATACCGAATTCAAGTACAGGGACGAAGGTTTCTCGTTTTATAATAATGGAATACCAACATATATAACAGGTACGCACTATATGTACTTGCAATGGAGCAAGATAGACGTAGGTGCACCTGACTTTAGAGAGTCTAATAGATTATTCTTTTTATTCTGGGAAGCTTGTAAAGCAGATCCTAGAAGCTATGGAATGTGCTATTTAAAGAACAGACGTTCTGGATTTTCTTTTATGTCATCTGCAGAATTAGTTAATTTGGCAACAATGTCAAGTGATTCAAGATTTGGAATCTTATCTAAATCAGGAGCAGATGCTAAAACAATGTTTACCGATAAGGTAGTTCCAATCTCATTAAATTATCCTTTCTTCTTTAAACCCATACAAGATGGTATGGATAGACCGAAAACAGAACTTGCTTATAGAGTACCTGCTTCGAAGTTTACAAGAAGAAAATTAGATAACAGCGAAACCCCTGAAGAATTAGCGGGTCTTGATACAACAATTGACTGGAAGAATACCGGAGACAATAGTTATGATGGTGAAAAATTAAAACTATTAGCACATGACGAGTCTGCTAAATGGTTAAAACCAGATAACATCTTAAATAACTGGAGGGTTACTAAAACTTGTTTAAGATTAGGTAGTAGGATTATTGGTAAGTGTATGATGGGTTCAACCTCAAACGCTTTAGATAAAGGCGGGTCTAACTATAAAAAACTTTATTATGATTCAGACGTTACGAAAAGAAACCGCAACGGACAGACTAGCTCAGGATTATATAGTTTGTTCATACCTATGGAATGGTCGTACGAGGGATTCATTGATACTTATGGCTTACCTGTCTTCGATACTCCCGAAAAACCGATTAAAGGTGTAGATAAAAACGAAATAGAATACGGTGTTATTGAGCATTGGCAAAATGAAGTTGATGGTTTAAAATCTGATTCAGATGGATTAAACGAATACTATCGCCAGTTTCCAAGAACAGAACAACACGCATTTAGAGATGAGACAAAACAATCTTTGTTTAATCTTACTAAGATATACGAGCAGATAGATTATAATGATGACTTAAGAAATACAAATATATTAACCAGAGGAAACTTCCAATGGGACAATGGTATTCTAGATTCTAAAGTACAATTCTACCCAAATAAAGATGGTAGGTTCCTAATTTCATGGGTACCACCTAAACATCTTCAAAACCGTGTAATAATAAAGGATGGACTTAAATATCCGGGTAATGAACACGTGGGAGCATTTGGATGTGATAGTTATGATATATCTGGTACAGTTGACAATAGAGGATCTAATGGCGCTCTTCACGGTTTAACTAAGTTCTCAATGGAAGACGCTCCTGCAAATCATTTCTTTTTAGAATATATTGCAAGACCTCAAACGGCAGAAATCTTCTTTGAAGAAATATTAATGGCTTGCGTATTTTATGGTATGCCAATACTTGCAGAGAATAACAAAGCAAGATTATTATATCATTTTAAAAGGAGAGGTTATAGAGGGTTCTCAATGAATAGACCTGATAAAATATGGAACAAGTTATCGCCAGCGGAAAAAGAAATTGGTGGTATACCAAACTCAGGGCAAGATATAATCCAAGCACACGCGGCGGCAATCGAAACCTATATAGAAAACTTTGTTGGTTATAATACTGATTCTCATGGAGATATGTATTTTCAAAAAACATTAGAAGATTGGGCAAGATTCAATATAAATGATAGAACAAAACATGATGCTTCTATTAGTTCAGGATTAGCAATTATGGCATGTAACAAACATATGTATACGCCAACGAATACGTTCCAGAAAGAAAAAGTTGCTTTAGGATTTAAGAAATATAATAACGATGGTTACAGTTCACAAATAATAAATATATGATTTATACTAATACTAATAGTTCTTTCCCTAGTCAGGTAGTACCGGATGAAGAAAAACAAAGTTACGAATACGGCGCTTTAGTTGGAAAAGCTATTGAAAATGAATGGTTCCGTGGTGATAGAGTAGGTAGTGGAGTTGGTAACAGATGGGGATCCAATTGGCAGAACTTTCATAACCTAAGACTTTACGCAAGAGGTGAACAATCAACTCAAAAATATAAAGATGAGATGTCTATTAATGGAGATTTATCTTACCTTAATTTAGACTGGAAGCCAATACCTGTTATACCTAAGTTTGTAGATATAGTTGTTAATGGTATCTCAAGTAAAAACTACGAGATTAAAGCATATGCTCAAGATCCAGAAGCTACTAAAGCAAAAACAATGTATGCTGAAGGTATCTTAAGAGATATGATGGCAAAAGATCTTTTGAATGATATTCAATCTAAATTAGGTGCTAACTTATATAATACAGTTGATCCATCTAATTTACCTGAAACAAAAGAGGAATTAGAGATACATTTACAATTAGATTACAAACAAGCAGTAGAAATTGCCGAAGAAGAAGTAATCAATCAAATATTAGATCTTAATAGATATACTCTTATTAATAGAAGATTAAATTATGATTTAACAGTATTAGGGATTGCGTCGGTTAAAACAAACTGGAACAAAGCGAACGGTGTTACGGTTGAATACGTAGACCCTGCAAACTTAGTATACTCATATACTGAAGATCCAAACTTTGAAGATATTTATTATGTAGGTGAAGTTAAGTCAGTGGCATTAGAAGAATTAAAAAAACAATTCCCTAATCTAACAGACGACGATCTTAAAGAAATAGAAAAATATCCTGGCAATGCAAATTACACTCGTAATTACTATGGTCAAGATTCAAATGATAATACCGTACAAGTGCTTTACTTTGAATACAAAACATATTCAAACCAAGTATTTAAAATAAAACAAACAGAACAAGGATTAGAAAAAGCATTAGAAAAACCTGATACTTTTAATCCACCAGAGAATGATAGTTTTACTAAAGTATCTAGAAGCATCGAAGTATTATATTCAGGAGCAAAGATTTTAGGATTTGAAAAAATGCTTAAATGGGAACTTGCTGAAAATATGACAAGGCCATTTGCTGATACGACTAGAGTTGAAATGAACTATACTATTTGCGCGCCTAGAATGTACAAAGGAAGAATAGAGTCTATCGTAAGCCGTATTACTTCGTTTGCTGATATGATTCAGTTAACGCATTTAAAACTACAACAGGTACTATCTAGAATGGTTCCAGATGGAGTATTCGTAGATGTTGATGGACTCGCTGAAGTTGATTTAGGTAATGGTACAAATTACAATGCTGCAGAAGCATTAAATATGTATTTCCAAACCGGTAGTATTGTAGGTAGATCAATGTCACAAGATGGAGGAATGAACCCGGGTAAAGTACCAATTCAAGAATTGCAAACATCGTCAGGTAACGCTAAGATTAGTTCGTTAATTTCTACTTACCAGTATTACTTACAAATGATACGTGATGTAACGGGATTAAACGAAGCAAGAGACGGTAGTACACCAGATAGAGATGCTTTAGTTGGTTTACAAAAAATGGCTGCGGCAAATTCAAATACAGCTACACGTCATATATTACAATCAAGTTTATTTTTAACTCTTAGAATATGTGAAAACATTGCTCTTAGAATTAATGATTCACTTAATTACCCATTGACAAAACAATCTTTAATTGAAAGCATATCTATATCTAATGTAGAAACACTAAAAGAAATAGAAAACTTAAATCTACACGACTTTGGTATCTATTTAGAGTTAGAACCAGAAGATGAAGAAAAAGCGCAATTAGAACAGAATATCCAAGTTGCTTTGCAATCAGGAGGTATCGATCTTGAAGATGCAATTGATATTAGACAGATTAAAAATCTTAAGTTAGCTAACCAATCTTTAAAATATAAAAGAAAGAAAAAGTTAGAAAGAGACCAAGCAAATCAACAAGCAAATATCCAAGCGCAAGGACAAGCAAATGCTCAAGCATCAGAAGCAGCCGCAATGGCAGAAGTTCAAAAGCAACAAGCATTAGCGCAAACAGAGATACAAATTGAGCAAGCAAAATCTCAACTCGAAATTCAAAGAATGCAGCAAGAAGCGGAAATCAAGAAACAATTAATGGCTCAAGAATTCCAATATAGTATGCAACTTGCCCAAGCGCAATTAGGTGTTGCACAACAAAAACAAACACAAGCAGAAGATCGTAAAGATCAAAGAACAAAAATACAGGCCACACAACAATCTGAATTAATCGACCAAAGAAAAAATAACTCATTACCAAAAGATTTTGAATCATCAGGAAATGATGTATTCGGAGGAATGGGATTAGATCAGTTTGGCCCTAGATAAAAAAGCATTAACCAATTTTATAATATTATATCATGTCAGAAAACGTAACACAAGAAGGGAGTTTCAAATTACAAAAAAGAAAACCCACAATGAAAAAGTTAGAGAAACCTAACGCAATTTCAAAAGTAGATTTAACAACTAAAAAAGAAGAACCAAATGCCGTTCAAGAGCAAAACACAAATGAAAGCATGCTGGGCAGCCAAGGATCCGAAGTGGGATTGCAGGAAGTGGTTGAAGGAAACGCCAAGCATGAGCCAGTTACCATTGAAGAAGGCAAAGAAGAAGTAGTTATAATGCACGAGGTAACCAATGAAGAGGTTGCTGCTGCATCAAAAGTATTAACTACAGAAGTAGAAGAAGCAATTCAGACTGCTCAAGCAACAGGTAAAGCATTACCAGAAAATGTAGAGAAGTTAGTTTCTTTTATGGAAGAGACTGGCGGAACAGTTGAAGATTACGTTAGATTAAATGCTGACTATACTTCAATTAACAGTGAAGCATTATTAAAAGAATACTATAAAAAGTCAAGACCACATTTAGATGCCGAAGAGATTGAATTCTTAATGGAAGATAGATTTAGTTATGACGAAGACGAAGACGATGAACGAGACATCAGAAAAAAGAAACTCGCATTTAAAGAAGAAGTTGCAAAAGCCAGAACATTTTTAGAGGAACTTAAAGGTAAATATTACGACGAAATCAAGTTGAGACCCGGCGTTACCCAAGACCAACAAAAAGCTACTGACTTTTTTAACCGATATAACGAGCAACAACAAGTAGTAGAAACACAACATTCAAAATTTAAGAATGATACTAAAAGTTTCTTTACCCAAGAATTCAAAGGTTTTGATTTTAAAGTGGGTGATAAAAATTTTAGATATGGAATTCAGAATCCAGAAGTTGTGGCAGATAAGCAATCGAATATAACAAACCTAATCAAGAGGTTCTTGAATGACAAAGGTGAAGTTACTGATTTGGCAGGTTATCATAAAACTATGTACGCGGCCGAAAATCCAGACACATTAGCAAATCATTTTTATGAGCAAGGTAAAGCCGATGCAATTAAAGAGATTGTAGCTAAATCCAATAACATTACAACCACCCCAAGACAAACGTCTACTGGTGAAATTTTTGTTAACGGATTTAAAGTGAAAGCGATTAATGGTGTTGACTCTACTAAATTAAAAATAAAAAGTAAATTTAACAATTAAAAATTAAACAATTATGGCAAATGTAACGCCTACGTTTGGAAGTATTGTTCCTTCTCAGAAGCAACAAGCTTTAAACACAAATTATTTGAATTTCACGGATCCAACTAATCCTGATTTTTCATCTTTCGCACAGCAATATTTACCTGAAATCTACGAAGCTGAAGTAGAACGTTATGGAAACAGAACTCTTTCTGGATTCTTACGTATGGTAGGAGCAGAAATGCCAATGAGTTCAGATCAAGTTATTTGGTCAGAACAAAACAGATTACACGTTGCTTATGTTGGAGTTGACGTTGTTAGCTCCGCTGCAAATACTTTGCTTATCCCAGTAGATTTAACTCCTGCTGACCCTGCTGACTTTGTACAAAACGTAATTTCAATCAATCAAACTATTGTTATTATGAACCCTGCTACAGGATTAGAAGTAAAAGCTATTGTTACTGCTAGTGATATCACTACAGGTGCATTAACTGTTGCCCCATATACTGCCGCTACTTTAGCTGCTGCTGGATTTACAGACGGCATGGATGATTTAAAAATCTTTGTTTATGGTTCTGAATATGCAAAAGGATCTACTTTAGCTAATGATAACTATACTAGCATTACTCCATCATTCACTCAATATTCTAACTCTCCAATCATTATCCGTAACAAATATGTTGTTAATGGTTCTGACACTGCACAAGTAGGATGGGTAGAAATTGCTACTGAAGAAGGTGCTTCTGGATACTACTGGTATTTAAAAGCTGAATCTGAAACAAGATTACGTTTCGAAGATTATCTTGAAATGTCTGTTGTTGAGGGTGAACTAGCTACTGTTGGTTCTGCTGCTGCTACTGCTGGTAAAAAAGGTACTCAAGGTTTATTCTCTGCTATTCAAGATAGAGGTAATGTATTGAATAACTTTTCTGCTGCTGCAGGTTTAACTGAGTTTGATTCAATCTTGAAAAATTTAGATACTCAAGGAGCTATCGAAGAAAACATGTTGTTCTTAAACCGTGAAACATCTCTTGACTTTGATGATATGCTTGCTGCATTATCTTCTGGAGCTGCTGGTGGTGTTGCTTACGGTTTGTTTGAAAACTCTGCTGAAATGGCATTGAACTTAGGATTCTCAGGTTTCCGTAGAGGTTCTTACGATTTCTATAAAACTGACTGGAAATATTTGAATGACGCATCTACTCGTGGAGCTGTTGCGAATTCTGGTATTGATGGAGTTCTTGTGCCAGCTGGTACATCTACTGTATACGATCAAATCTTAGGAACTAACATCCGTCGACCATTCTTACACGTTCGTTATAGAGCTGCACAAGCTGACGATAGAAGAATGAAATCATGGGTAACTGGTTCTGTTGGAGGAGCTTACACATCTGATCTTGATGCAATGGAGGTAAACTTCTTGTCTGAAAGATGTTTATGTGTACAAGGAGCTAACAACTTCGTGTTGTTTACTTCAGTAGTATAATAAGAATACGCATTGTAAATTTTACCCCTGTTGTAATTACGGGGGTAACTTTTACCTTTAATAAAAACAATTAATTAATTATATTATATCATGTCAAAAGAAAAAACAATTACCCAAGAAGCTTGGGAAGTAAAAGATAGAACTTATCTATTAATTGGATCTCATAACCCATTAACATATACAGTATCTTCAAGACACTCAAGAAGATTTCCGTTATTATGGTTTGATGAAGATTCTAAAGAACAAAAAGAACTAAGATATGCAACTAACCAAAATTCTCCATTTATGGATGAACAAAAAGGTGAAGCAACTCTTGGTCATATTATGTTTTTGAATGGCGTATTAACAGTGCCAAAAGAAAAACAAAATTTACAAAAATTATTATCTTTATATCATCCAATGCTTAATAAGAAATACCGTGAATTTAGTGCGGTTCAAAAAGCAACGAATGAATTAGATACACTAGAAGCCCAAGTTACAGCAATGAATGCCGCAATGACTATGGATATTGATCAAGCTGAAGCAATTATACGTGTTGAGGTTGGATCTAAAGCGTCTAAGATGACTTCTAAGGAGATAAAAAGAGATTTACTGTTATTCGCTAGAAGCAATCCAAGTTTGTTCTTAGAACTAGCTAATGACGAAAATGTACAACTTCGTAACTTTGCTATTAAAGCATGTGAAGCAAACATTATTAAACTATCTCAAGATCAACGTGATTTTAAATGGGCAAGCAATGGTAAAAAGTTAATGACTGTGCCATTTGATGAAAATCCATACTCAGCTATGGCTGCTTTCTTTAAAACAGACGAAGGGGTAGAAATATTCCAATCTATTGAGAAAAAATTTCAATAACACGTAATACTAATATATAGGTAGTTATTGTACATAGAGTACGGTAACTGCCTAAATATTATAATAAAAATACAAGATGGCTATAAACGTAGATACAGTTTACAAAACAGTTTTATTAATACTTAATAAAGAACAACGGGGTTATATGACTCCTGATGAATTTAATAAAACAGCAACTCAGGTTCAACTTGAAATATTTGAAGGATATTTTGATAGTCTAAACCAGCAACTACGTATACCTGATAACGATAGCGAATATGCTGATCGTGTAAAAAATATTGATGGTAAACTATCTATATTTAAAACTATAAGTAATTGTGCGTGGTTTGGCGACAATCAATTCTTATTACCAACTTCTTCTGGAGCAACTGTTTATACTAACCCAATAATAAACTCTGTTGCTGGGGTAATATCTTACCCGCTTACAAATCTAACAACTCAACAAATACAAACCGGTACAGTTACAGTTTATTTTGGAGGAGCTGGACAACCTTCTTCTGCGTATACAATTTCTGGTACTAATATAGTATTAACTTCTGTTCCCGGTCCTACTAGTTTTGAAATACTAGTTACCGTGACAGCAAATGATTTTTATAGACTAGGTACAGTTATTTACAATAGTGATATAGAAGTCCAAAGAATACAAAGGAACGATTTGTTGTATATTAATAGATCACCTTTGACAAAACCCACAACGGCATATCCTTTGTATATATACGAAGAAGATAAATTATATATTTATCCAACAACAATTAATGGCAGTATATCCGCATCTTATGTTAGAAAACCTAAAGATGTTATGTGGAACTTTTCGGTTACCGCTCCTAATTATACATATACATACAATCCAAATACTTCGCAACAGTTTGAACTATCTGTTGCAGAACAAACAGAAGTAATTTTAAGAATATTATTATATTCTGGAGTTATTGTTAAAGATCCTCAAATTATACAAGTTGCAGCACAACAGGTGCAAACAGAACAAATCAATTCAAAAAGCTAAATAAACTATGGCATTTCCTAATGGTGGTTTAATAACCGAAACTAATAGACAATATTATGCGGGTTCTCAAGGTTTTCAGGTAGAAGACCCTTCAGGACAATTGTCATTCACATTTACATTTGATACCGATTTAGTATTAGGTAGTTATAATCCTACTGACACAAACTATGCTTTAAATAACTTTAAACTATACCAAAGTTCCGACGGAATATTATTTACTGAAGTTATTACGGAATATGGTTTAAATAATAATATTATTTCATTCCCGCAATTGTCACCAATACCATATGGTGATGTTATTGTATGTCAATTGAAGATGATTGACGGTGGTGCATATGGAGACCGTGATGCTTTCGGAATGACCGTAGAAGAGAATTATGGTAGTTATGCTTATATAACATTAAATGATATTATAAATAACTTCATAGTAGCTTATGTTGGTAATGGTAAATTAATATCAGATGTTAAAAGAACTGATGTAATGTTCCATGCTAAACGAGGATTACAAGAATTTAGTTATGATACATTAAAAAGTATCAAATCACAAGAGCTAAATGTACCACCAAGTTTAAGTTTAGCTATCCCTCAAGACTATGTTAACTATGTTAGAATGTCATGGATAGACGCTCAAGGTGTAAAACATATTATATACCCAACAACGCTTACAAGCAATCCTACGCAAACACCAACTCAAGATAATCTGGGGTTGCCAATACAGAGTAATTTTGACGATAACATTGAAGGCACATCGATAACAGATGAACGTTGGAGATCACAAAACAATGGTATTATTGCAAATAATTTAAACTTTGTACAAGCATTAAATGGTGGTTATTATTGCGGTTATGGTAACGGTTATGGCTATTATGGCGAACGATATGGATTAGATCCACAATACGCAAATGTAAATGGTAGTTTTACTATAAACGAAAGAGAAGGTAAATTTTCATTCAGTAGTGACCTTGTTGGTTCATTAATTATATTAGAATATATATCAGACGGTTTAGCTTACGAGTTAGATACCAAGGTACCAAAGATGGCTGAAGAAGCAATGTATGCACATATATTACATTCAATTATATCAACTAGATCTAATCAACCTGAATACTTAGTACAACGACTTAAGAAAGAAAGTTTTGCTAAATTAAGAAATGCTAAAATAAGATTATCAAATATTAAGATTGAAGAGATCACTCAGGTAATGAGAGGTAAGTCTAAATGGATTAAACACTAAAATTAAATGGCTG